TGCAGCCACTACAGCCCCAAGCCACTACCGCTACAAGGATTGTGCAGCCAAGTAGGTAACGCCATTTCATTACTTTTTAGTTGGCGGTGCCGGTGGGTATGGGTTGGCGTCTTTAACGGCTTGTACGGCAGACTCCCAAGCCTCTTTTGTGTTTGTGCCGCGTTGCCATTCAAAAAATAGGCCGTCGGATTGTGCTTCGTATTGTGTGCGGCGTGTCGTTTCCACGGCTGCTACTTGGTTGTTGTAAGCGGTTTGCGGTGCTAAGGCGTCTAATTCGGCTTGCGTCGGTTTTGGTGTGCTATCTAACCAAACAAGGCCGTCGTAGGTGTCGCCGTCTAGCGTCCATTCGGTACCGGGATAGTTTGCGATAAGTATTGCGCTGTAGTCAATCATGCGCTTATCTCCATAACGGTAATTGTTGACACTACTCGCGAAGAAACAGCGCTATTTGTGTCTGTATATGGACGGTTAATTACAAACATGTTCGCAGCTTGGTTTGAGCGGCCTTGAATTTTGTAGGTTGTTGCGCTGGTCGTTGCGGGGCTATCCAAAAAAGCGACAATGTTGGAAGCCATTACGTTGCCATCTGAACCACCATTAAGCGACGAAGTTCCAACGACTCGACTGCCTGCCGCGTCACCTTGTGCAATAAGTGTGCTACCTCGGACTAATTGCAAAGTTGCAGTATCTACTTGCGCCGCGTTGCTTCCTTGCACGTTTGCAAAAACAAAAATTTTGCTTGTTGTCGCACTTGGTGTAATAGTCGCGCTTAATCCCGTAATGTCGGTAAAAGTTGTGGTTGACGCTGTAAAAGTATCGGTTTTAAGAACGCTTATTACTTGCAACACCCGAAACGCACCGCGGACGTCGTTTAGTTGTGCAGCTGTTAATACGTTGCCGCTAACAAACGCGGCCGGCAAGGTTGTGGGGGTAGCCATATTTGTTACTTTATCCTAAAACGGGTTGTGGGTCGGTTATTCCAATAATTCCGTAAATGGCGTCGTCCAAAATAAATTCGTAGACAATTGTGGTAGGGCTGGTGCTAATTAGGACGCTATGCCCGGTAGCAAAATTTAGACGGTGCTCTATGCCCTCAATGGCTAATTCTTGGGCTAGTTGTGTTGTTGTTAGCCCTGTTTGAAAAGACTTTTCTATGGTGATTGTGTCGCCAATTTCAAGGGTTGCTACCGTGTCTCGTTGTGCAGCTGTTAGGACGGTAAACGTAGTTTCTACTGACGTGTAGCGGGCCTCAGGTTGGCCGTTTAGTAGGTAGTCCGCGGCGTCGTCCACCTCGCCTTGTACGTGTAAAAGGCTGTTGGTAATGCTGTTGGTTTGTATGAAGTACGTGGCAATGCTGCCAGCGTCTACAGCGGTAGCTGTTTTGTTGTCTAGGGCGGTTACTACGGCGCGGTTTATTACTTGGTCGGATTCGAACGATATGCCGACGCCCGTAAATTTGAGAGTGCCTGGTGCGCCGTCGTCGTGGAAGTCTGCCGAGCTGCCCGCAAGGGTGTTGCCGATACGGTTTTGGAAAGTTAGGACGCCTGCTCGAGACATAAACAGCCGCCCAAATTCGGCTGTGTCGTTTATTTGGGTTAGGTAGTTAAGTACGTTTGTACCGGCTGGCACGGTGTAGGCAGCGTCGTGGCCGAGGTTTACGGTGCCTGTAGCAATGTTGCGGGCCGCTATTGGAAAGTCAACTTCGGGTAAATTTAGGACGGTTTCTATGCGCTCGCCCGACGTTTCGGCGGTTACGTTGAGCTCGTTTAATACGGTTTGGCTAAGCAAATAGAATTGGTCGGCACAATAAACCTCTACCGTGTCGTTGCCGCCAAGGCTAAAGTTGTAGTCGTAGTTGACAACGTATCCGTTAAAAATGTACTCGGGGTTGCCAAGTGTGTCGTAACGCAATAGGCGTACCTCGCGCATTGGGGCTAGCCCGGGTTGCGCGTTGGCGGTGTCAAAAAATGGGCTGTCTTGGTTAAACGGATTGAATACCCCAGACGCCAACGTGTCGTCAAGCGTAAAGGTCATGGTTCCAGCGCCGAACGTGTCGCCTTGGTCGCGTCGGCCTCGGCGTACGTTGACGTTTAACGCACCGTCTAAAATACTGGCAAATTCGCCTACACCGTCTAACACGTATTGAGTATTGTTAAGCACTCCGCGCGTAGCGTCGTTGAGTGTAAACGCGTTGACTTGAAAGCCTGTGTCTATTTGTAGGTCATAATTGCCCGATTGGACTACAGCTACAGCCATGTTAAGCCACGTTTAGTTGTAGCGGGCCAGCGGTACGCGAATATGCCCGCAATGCGTTAACAACGCTTTGCCCTATTTCGGCGCTAGTAGACAACCCGCCAGCCACGTTAATTGTTACGCCGCTACCGCCCATGTTGCCCATTTGCGATAACGGAATTACAGCCTCGGGGCCTGCCTCGCCAATCATGGCAAGCGTTGGCCCGGTCACTATGCCGCCGTCCGCCATTTTAGGTATCGAGCTGCTAATAGTGGAAACAATACGGTTAACCCGCTCGGTTACGATTACGTCAATGTTTACCGAGCGCTTAAGCTTGGCGGCTATCTCGTCCATTTTGGCCATAAGTTTTGGCGTTAATTTGGTTAGCTCTGCCTCAAGGCCGTTAACAATAAAGGTTGCTTGGTCTACGCCTGTCTTGTACCAATTGTTGGCAGCTTGTAGGCCTACCTTGTCCGCTGCCCGTTGTGCGGCCTCTACAAGCGCGTTGGTTTCGTCTATAGCGGTTTGCCCGCCCTTTACAAGCTCTAGCGCTATTTCGGCGCCAGCGACGTTGCCAGCGTCCATGACGTAGCCCAATGCGTCTTGGCTTAAACCCATTTCTAAGGCTCTGCCGAGGTTGGTGGAATACTCGACAATGCCGCGTACTTGCCCGCGTAGGGCGTCTAAAAAGCCTTTAAAGCCGTAGTCGCCAGCCTCAAGCGCGGCGTTAAAGTCAAGGGCACCCTTTACGGCGTCGCTTACCTTGGTAGCAAAATCGTTAAATTCGCCTTGCGCGTCGGCCAACTTTTCTTTAGCGGTATCTACAGCTTCGCTAAGTTTGTCTTTAAGCGCCGTGGCAAAACTCTCAACCTCTTTTTTAGCGCCGCTAATAGCTGGCGGTGTCTCTTGAAACTTTTTATTAAACTCCCCGGCGGCGTCGGCCATACGCATTTGTGCTTGGTTTGAGCGGCCCATTTCTTGGTTGTATGCGCCTGTTTGTTTTTCGGCCTCAAACATGCCCGAGCCAATAGCCTGTATTGCGTTTGTAAGTGCAATAAGCGGGTTAATGTTTGACGCTACTTTTGCAAATACATTTAATTTGTCTATTGCTTTTTGTGCCGGGGTAGGCATATTGCTAAACGCGTCGTTAATTTTTACTAAGCCGTTAGCAAAATCGGTTGCCGCTGGCAATAATTTTTGGCCGAGTTGTATTTGAAAGTCTTTAAACAGCGCGCTTAGGGTGCGTTGTTTGTTTGCGAGGTTGTCGGCTGTCCTAGCAAAGTCGCCTTGCGCGTCGCCTGTCTGTTTGTAGATAGCGGCCTGTGCTGCCAAAATCTTTTGTTGTGCTGTTAGCGCCCCGCTGCCGTCGTAAATGCCAAGGTTCATTGCCTCGGCTTTTAAGGTGGCGTCGTTAAGCAATACACCAAAACGGCGTAGCGGCTCTGCCTCGCCACGTAGGGCCGCGCCAATGGCCTGTACGGCTTCCTCGGGTGTTGTGTTGTTAAACGAGGCTAGGTCAGTAGACAGCGTTACAAAGTCGGTGGTAAACGTGCTTAAATCCTCGCCAGCGAGCCCGGCAGCTTTACCGAACGTGCCGAAAGCACCGGCAGCGTCGAGCACAGATTGTTTAGACTGGCCAAGCTCTCGAGCGGCAGTATTGGCAAAGTCTTTAACGCTTTTAGACGCCCGCCCAAAAATTACGTTTACCTTGCTGGTTGCCTCTTCAAAATCCGAGGCCGCTTTAATAGCCGGGGCAATAACTTGCGTTATCGTGCCGATAGCGGCGGCAGCTGGTAGCAATGCGCGCTGCAAAATAAAGCCCGCTTTTTGCGTTGTGGTAGTCAGGCTTTTAAATTCGCGTTGAGCGTCGGCAACACCTTTGCCACTAAAGCTTGTTAAAATCGGTATGTTAATTGCCACGGGTCACCACCAAATTACGGTTTGTCTGTTGCATAACTTTACCCACAATGCTTAGTAGCTCGGCGGTTACCTCTTCGCGGTTGTTTTCTACAGCTCTGTTAGTAACACGCGGTGCAGTACCAATAGAGGCTTTAGAGTTCAGGCTTCCAATAAAATTAGAATTGCGTATACCGCTAATGCCAATACCCACATGGTCATAAATAGCGCCCGCAAAGCTCTTTTGCTGCACCACCATTAGCTGGTACGGCTTTGCACCGTACACAACCTGCCGGGTGTAACCGCCTTGGTTAAAATCCACGTATTTTTCGCGAGTAGCT